CCCGCGGGCGTCGCTACCTTCCTTAGGAATTCGCCCACCCGCCCAGATATACTCTTGTCCGCATTTGCAGGAATACCAAATGATCGATATTCTGCGACACATCGGTTCACATCTAGGTCATCGATGTCACTAAACAGTATGATATCATCTCCCAACACTAAATGTTGACAGAAATATCGCGTTCTCTCCTTAATCCACATTGCCGCCAGATGGGAAATCGTTGATCCCAACAATGAAGTAAGGCGCCATCCACTAAGCAGCCCATGTTCCCATCGCCACCTTGCTGGGCCAAAGTACAGTACGGCCTTGTCGAGATGTTCCAATTCCATTTCCACAACCCTCCGGGTTTCTTCATCGAATCCCAGTCGGCGTATGAACTCAACCACAAACCACTTAGGCACGTTGTGGTCAAACCGATCCCCATCTATTGAACAATAAGAACCAAACTGTTTATCCAGATATGTCTGATACGCTAACTTTTGATATGCAGGACTAGGTATATCCCAGTTAGTCATACGATACAACAGGTAAGACTGTCGGATGTGTGATCCCATAGGGCTACTAATTATCTCTCTCGTCTTAGCTGGTTCACGCTTCAGGGCTACGGTATATACACCGTCAGTACTACACGCCGCTTTGTACAATTCCTGACCATAACTGTCGGAAGTGATGTCGCCCAGCTTAGAAAACCCCCATGCCCATTTGGACCTCATCTTTGTTCCCCTAAAATCTACTGCCGGTGCACCTCCACTAGTGGCCCATCTCATTACGTCCTTAGAATACTCTTCGAAGGATAGGCTCAACGACTGGTGCAGCTTTCTCGTTGAAGCGAAAATAGAATCCAACTTGGACAGAATCCATTCGCGGGGAAATGTGTCTATCTCTCCTTTCACCCATGAGTCCATATCTTGATGTATCTGTTCTTTGGTGTAGGGGGACGGACCTCCGAGGGTATGCAAGTGACACAACATCATGTTGCCGATGTTCTCTGAAACCTTTGGAAAGAAATAGTTGTGTATATGTTTCAAATTTTTCCGGACGAAGTCGTCCACGTATGTCGGGCCTATGTTTAACTTTTTGATTTTTTCGGATATTTTATGAATGATCCCTTGCAGACATCGTGCAATATTGGTCTGCCCCATCTGACATATGGATTTGTAATAGAAATGTAAAGCTGAAGAAAATGAGCCGAGCCCCAGTCGATGGTCATCCTCCCTCGTCCGGGCCAACCCACTCACATCGACGTTAGGTCGTAGATCTCTTATTGTAGGAAATACGCCGTCGAAAGTGATTCTGTAGACTGGTCCGCACTTAGGAAACTGCCCATTTACCAGATACTCAGTCCTGTAACTTAGGCTTGGGTTATGGTGGTTGTCACGGGTGTGACGGAATCCGTTATAGCTATGACCTCCTCCCGGGTGGGGGGAGGGTCCGGGTTTTCTATTGGTTGAGTGGGTGGTACCATAATTTTCTCCGCTAAAAAAGACTTTGCAGTAGGTGGATCCGGTAGGCAAACTGGGGTTACGTGAGGTTCAGCTTGTAGTTCGTTCCGACTTAATCCCAACCCGGATGTTATAACCATCACTGTTTCTACTTCATATCCCAAGACCCCAGGTGCAACTGCTCGAGCATATGTTGAACTTGACAAACTAGCTGACTTATCCCACCCCAGGGTTGTTGGTATTCCTGGGTCCACCAATGCCGTAGACAGGAAGTAATAGTCGTCCATCCACATACTTTCATCATATGGTTTGTCTTCAAATGCATCAAACACGCGAACCTTGGGCCAAGAAGTCTTACTATCGTTCACCATTAAAAAGAGCCGCGACTTCAAATCATTGTTCCTCTTTGTTATCCTTAACCCGTACAACTCCTCACCCATCAGGCGAATTGGCATGACAGAATCGGTGTTTGGGCTACGCGCGATGCCCAGTTTCATGGTCCACTGCAAGTAGTTACAAATCGGAACAGGTATATTTTGCATCCATACCTCGGAGTCAAAGGGGTTAGTACTGTAGTAGGCTAGGGCGCTAGCCCAATCGTATTCGGGGTTAACTAAATCAAGATTTTGTATGTTTTTTGGGTATATGGTAGAATGAAAAAGTCCTTTAAACAATTTTGAATATGCGTCAAAGTATTGAGGGTAGTCGTTGTATCCATATCCCAACCAGAACCATGGCTGTATGTCGTTCGCTATCATCATAGCCGCCATGTTCCCAAACATAGCCGAACCATTGTGTGTAAGGAATTGTTGGACCGCATATGAATTTGTGAAACTGTACTCTACGCCTCCCCCTGTTTCTAAGAACCCGGCTGCTACAGCCAATCGACATATGGATGTCGCCTGATTCGCTACATATTGAGGGGTGTCTGATGTTGGTATGACGGTTGCCCACCTCTGGCTGATCTTATCCACAGTCCATGTCTCTCCGTCTTCTTTCCCATCATTCCTGTAATACCGCGACAAAAATAAGTTCTGCCCTAGTTCGCAGTAGCTAGCAGCATGTTGTATGCTCGGCGAGACGGAAGAGTAGCTAAACCCGGCCATCCTTTGTCTCCTCTCCACGTTCCTATTCTTTGCGGGTAGCTCACCATCGGCCCAATCCTTCGACTCGTATTTGTTCTTGAATACCTTTGTCCCTCCGTATGTCCATGCACCGCCCATTAAAAGAGGAACTGTAGCTCTCCCTGTTGTTACCCTCACTCCCGGATAAGACACGTTGCTCAGTTCAGTTGCTAACCCTAATGCTCTCCGGGTCGAGTCAGGCGTAGTTGTTGAGTGCATCATGATCCCCAACGCCCAAAAGAAGTCCGTAATCTTTGCCGGAATCGAGGTTGTGTCCGTTCCCTCCCAATACTGTTGCCAGGGTTCCTTCATATCTTTGAATGTTAACTTGCCGTTAGCGTTAGGGGAACGGGGAATGTTGGTCCCGAACATAGCGAGGGAAGGTGATGCGTCAGCCACGCTAGGCATAACTACTAACCACACCTTTCTTACCCCTGCGATGTACACGCTGTTGGAAGCGGGCATAAAATACTCATTCCCTATTACTACTCGATCTTTGATGTATGTGTTATCAGGAACCTGTTTGTCAGACGCCTGATAAGCACTCTTCCTAAACCAGGTTACGGTTCCGTTCCAATATTCTGAGCTCATGTGAGATATGACGTATGCGCCTAACTTAGTCGGGTTAGCCAACAACTCTGATGTGACCGGTATTGCGACCCATTCCATGTCTAACAAATTTGGGTCATATTCCGTTGATGTTGGAACCACTCGGGCCATGTATTTCACAAAGTATGTGAGATGAGATGTTGCCACATACAGAGAGGGGTATTCACTCAGTTCGCGTCGCGATATTATGACGCCACGGTCGTACGCTTTAATACTCTTGTTTCGGATGGTTCTAAATACTATCGGGTCTATGTAATGGCGGTCCTTTGTAAGCGAATACAACATCAACATTGCTGTGAGTTGTGGAACAACGTCCATATATGAGGCGTACTTACTTTTGCTTAGTGTGTGCGCTAACCATATACGTACGTCTGCGTCTGTGATGGCGGGTCGACTGATCATGGATCTAAATGCGTCGTCAGGCATATCCTTAGTTATTTTTGTCATAAACTGGGAATAGACGTTGGTCGTGGGTAAAGGACGGTCCACATCTATGTCAGATGGTAACATACTGTAACTCCGGGTCACTGATCTGACTGGTACTGTATCCGCACAGTCTAAGTGTCCTTGGTATGACGAGAACTTGGATACGCTGGTAGTCTTAATTCCAAATGACTCAGCTATATCCCCTGACTTGGTCAAAACTGACCAGTAATACGCGGTCTTGTCAGGGAGAGGCACCCATCCTGCTGCCTCTATGAAATCTTCCTTCTGAGTTCTAACATTTTTTGATTGGAACACATCTACCTTGTTCAAATCCGGATCTAAATCGGAGTTTACTACAGTTCCCAGTTTTGCGGCACTGTTACGACCCCATTTGCCAGGCTGATATACGTCCATAAAACGCCACTCCTTGGGTTGGACCAACCTCCGTCCCATAGTCAGTCGGTACTTACTATTTGTTTGGAGTACCGAACGCATACCTGATGACAATGAGTTCCATACGATCTCAGGGATCGATTCTGTGTCCCGGTAGTATATCTGCACTGATGGTGAGACTTTTAACAGTTCGCTCTGCACGTCGACGCCAGATCGATTGGCTTCCCCGGGGTTGGTGGAACATGAGGCTAGACTTTCGTTACTGTGAGCAGACCTTATGCTTCCTCCCTCCTTGAATTCTTCTCCTTCCACGAACACAATTCTGTCGTCAGATTTAGGGTCTACTGTCCACTGATGATACCCAGATGATGCAGTCCAGTATGATGCTGAATAACAATTAGAATGATAAAAGTAGTTTCCGCTTTGAGTATACATGTTGATTATGTCTCTATTGGTCAATGATTGAGAAAAAGATACGGAATGGGGTCCGACTCCTGTGTATGGATGTAGATACCACTGTTTTGTTACTTTAGCCGTTTCGCTGTTTAACACTGCTCGATAGTCGAAGAACGACTGTTTTTGATACATAGTGTCCAGCTGTTGCGAATTACCTCCGTGTGAGTTAGTTTCGTTCGGTTTTGTTGTTTCAGAATTTTGTGTTTCTGTGTTTGACATTATGATGTGTTAATTTTGTATCCGCATAACGTGGATGTCTGGCCGAACTCAGCCTTGCATACCACGTCGAGCAACTTCTCCGATTTAGTTACTCTTATAACAATCCGTTCCATATCGTCCATTTGATGCTGTTCCAAGTTGGTCATGTGATTCTCTAACCTTATTAAGATCCCAACCAAAATTCCCAAAATGATCCCAAAGATTAGACACACTACACCAACTCCATATATTATCCTTTTTGTGCGTCTCAATTCCACATACAACGTGTCTGCACTTAACACGTCTGTATTAGGGGTGAACATCGCGTTCCCTTCGTCCACGCCCGTCGCGTTGACTAATACATCCCGTTCTTGAGCGTTTATCGAATCATATTCCATTGCGGTTCCGGGTGAGTACCGACTCTCCAGTCCATGTGTCATTAACTCAACGCCCTAACGGAGCAGCCCACTCCAATCCTTCGATCCCCGATCCACAAGAGGGGGGGCACGATATAAGGTGCTTCGCACGCTCCTGCCACTCCCCACTCCCTCCCATAAATCAGTTCCCTCGGTCTCGGAAGATGTTCGCTCTCTCAGGCTCAAAAAGACGTAATCCAGTTTCTGGGTCCTTGGCTGTGATTTAGGATTTCAGGCTATACGTCGTCACCATATCACAGTTGCTTCATATTTTCGGTCACCGACCTGTTTTTTCCGTTTTATCCTGGTGGTGTAAAATTCCCGACTCAGTGGCTCCACCACGAGCATTCATCCCCTTGCAATCGAAGCGGAACTCAGCCGGGGCAAAAGCTCC